ACGAAGGTCGTGCGGCTGCTGTCAGGCAAGAGCCTCGCGGAACTTGCAGAAGAAAAGAAGAAGGAGGCGGAGCCAAAAAAAAAATCCTGCTGGCGCTGGATTATGGAGAAATTGAGGCGTTTCTGGTGGGGCAATGCCACAAGACGGAGTCCGAGGCGGGGAGAACGACCGTCAGGGAGTTTCTCCTCCTGCGTGAAGCGGCCGAACAAGCCGAAAGGAGACGCTGGGAAAGAGCAAGGTGGCAGATGTTCCTGATGCTCCAGCAAAATCCCTATGTCAAGCAGAAGCCATCCACACCAGCCATGTGGGTGCCTTTCGGTTGGGAGAAGGAGGCGGAACTCAAGCGTGCGCAAAGCGGAGAATGGGCAGTCAGTGACAATGAAAAAAAAGAGTTAGACGCAATGTTGCAGGAATTTATCAACAGGAAATAATATGGGAAAGATAGGAGACCTCTGGGTCAAGTTGAAACTCAAGTCAGACGAGTACAAGAAGGGGCTCGACGAGGCTAAAGGAAAGACGAGAAAGTTCTCGGATGGATTGAAAAGCATGTCCAATATGGCTGTAGCAATATGGGCGGCTATAGGTGCAGCGGCAACTAAGATGGCTCTTGACTTTGTCAAGTCCTCACAGACGATCGGAGATCAATGGGATATTCTGATGACTCAGGTCTCCACTCGCTGGCAGCAGATACGCGCGGAACTGAACAGAGGCATAGCTGAAGGCGGAGTTAAAGGTTTTTTCAAGGCATTATTCTCCGACACGACGGAAGTCGATGCTATGGATGTCGGCAAGACAATGTCAATGGCACAAGACGCCATGACCGAAATTGAATACGCCTTCCGAATCAACATGGCCCAAACAAAGCCTAAGCTTCACGAATTATATCTGAAGATGATGAATTCCGCTTTATCTGCTACGGATAGAGAGGCGGCGGCAACTGATTACCGCAAACAAGTGGAGAACATATACAAGCCGCGAGTTGCCGGCTTGAAAGACATAATGGACAAAACTGTGCAGCAATATCTTGTGATTGCCGGAATGGACAAAAACAAATATAGCACAGATAAGACCATCGAGTTGATTAAGATGATGGGGTCGCAGCCGGAAAAGGTTGAAGCCCAATATAATGATTTCTTTAAAGGATATCAGAGTGTTGGTGACAAGATTTCCGGCAATCTTGTAAACACAATGGAAGCATATTATAATGCTACCAACGAGATGAACGACATGCTGAAGCGTGCCGACCGCACGGCGCAGTCGATGGAGAAAACAGGACTTGACGACATCATCAAGAAACTGGGCGGCGCCAAGGACGACATGGCGGACTTCCGTGCCCAGGTGGCCGAAGAGGCGGAAGCAATAGCAGCCGATGACGCTTTCCAGAAGGCGGCCGACCCTCTGCTGGAGTTCGAGAATACACACTCTGAAGTGCTCGACAGATTGAACCACAAGCAGCAAGTCTTCGCTGACCTGGTTCAAGACTCGTATGCACAGGCGGCAAGAGCTGCCTATGAATATGCACAGCAGGAACAGGAGTCAATGGACCTGGCAAACGAAGCTGCAGAAACGGCAATGGAAGGACTGCAGCGGCTCGAAGACATGTCCGTTGACATTGGAGATTACCTCGGCAACGCCTTCGCCGCGAGCGTTTCGGATAGTTTCCAGACGCTTACTGACGCTCTCACGGGCGTCAGCGACTTCGACGCCGGTACGCTTGTGACTGCTCTTCTGGAGCCGTTCGCAAACATGGCGAAGCAGCTGGGTGAATTTATGATGTCAACCGGAACGGCCATTTTGATTGCGAAGAAGTTTGCATTCACGAATCCTGCGGCAATGATAGCGGCAGGTGCAGCACTGACAGTTCTTGGCGCTGCACTGTCAAGCGGAATACAGGCTATTTCCAGTTCACTCGGCAGTGGCGGCGATGCGTCAACATCCTCCGCATCGGCAGGATCATCTACTTCAACAACCGACAGCAATGTCTCAACTGAGATGACAATCTATGTGAAAGGCAAATTGTCAGGCAAGGACATCGTGATTTCAGGAGACAATGCCAGAAACTATTATGGAAGATAATCATGGCTACATACGGACTCAAATACTATAAGCGCTTCACCAGCCGCAAACAGGCTGGTGAAAACGCTTTCTCGCTCGAGATCTACCAGAAGAATTATGACGGCTCCGCCCGCGTGATCGGAGAATGGCAGGGAGTGACGCTCGAGGTGGACGGCGATGAAGACCCGGTGTCTCCTATCCAGAAGACCATCGTGAACTTCTCCATCGTTGACATGAATGATGAGCCGGACACTGCGGATGTCAAATATGGCAACTGGCAGGAGTTCTTCACGCCGGACAGCACGATGTACAAGGTCGTCATCAAGCAGGGAGACACGGCCGTCTGGAGCGGCTACACGACACCGGACAACTGGCAGGAATCGCTCAAATACCGAGGGGCAATCACCATAACCGCACGTGACAACATCGGGCATCTTCAGGACTTCGAGTTCGACCTTCAGGCAGGAGACGGCGGCACGGCCACACTCGGCGACCTGCTGAATGCCGCCTTCCAGAAGATAGATTTCCCGATGGGCATCGTGAAACTGCTTGACTTGTCACAACTTGACAATCTTGACGAGCCGCACGATTACCAGGACATAACATTCGGAGAAGGCACGACTCTCTCAGACTTGAGGATAAACGTCCTCGCGTTTGAGGGCAAAGACTGGTATGATGTCCTCGAGCAGGTGATGTCCTCGCTGGGGCTCTGCTTCCGCTACATCGGGAACAACCGGTGCCTTGTGACATATCTCCGTTACCTGCCATTCCTCGGTCACCTCAAGCGCAACGGCATACCACTTCAGAACGTCATTTTCCTCGGCGGCGGCACGCGGACTCTTTCCCCGGCATACAAGCAGATCATCGACAAGATGGAGTTTGACTTTGACGAGGAAGCGGTCTTCGATGCAGGCGAAAACCTGCAGCTGTCGTCCTCGTCAACGACATACCTGACGAACATCTGGACGAACAACACGGCCTCCAACATGCGTCCTGCGCCGGCAAGCGTGCAGATAAATGGTGCGATTTCGGAGAATGACGGTAAGGCGTCTACAGGATGGAAGACAGGCAACGGATTCGCACCGACCGACGGGCGGAAATCGTCAGTCATTGACCTTGAACACACGGCGCTTCTGGCGGCAAACGAAAGCACTCCTTCATCCGTTTTTGTCTATAACATCAATGCCCTGCTTCCAGGGCTCAGCGGCACTCTCGAGGTGCAGCTCGGCGAATATCCTGTCATATATGCCGGCGGCCGAAGTCTCGAAACCGAATACCGGTTCTTGTCGCGCTCGACGACGGGTGGAGGATCAGGATCCGTACAGAGGGTGGACTTCACGCCGAGATTGTTGTCATTCAAGTATAGCATTCAATACACTACCCTTGACGGCACAACTTATTACAAGGCTGATGCAGGATGGCAGAAGACCAGCGCAACGCTCACATACAACAACGAGGACGGCAAGGGGATGTCATCTGTTTCGTTCAACCTGCAGGCAACCTCGACAGTGGCCGAGCGTGAACTGCTTACAAAGCCAGGGCGATTGACGTTTGTCATCGCTGAAATCAACTTCGTCATCGGTGACACGACCATCCTCTCAACTCCGCAAGGCTGCGGAATATATCTCGCAGTTACCGGATTTTCGCTGATAGCGGAAACAGCCGGGAAACTGGAAAGCGACACGACTACGACAATCAATGATGAGACGTTCAACATGACCAATTCTCGCTCTCCTGAATTGGGCTTCATAACGCGCAACGTCGATTGGCAAACGCCGCAGAACTACGGCAATGCTTTCTATGCACTGCGGAACGACGGGGTGGTCGCGCCTGTCCTGAGCACGACCACATGGGGCAAGGCCAAGGCTCCGTTCGCGGCATTCATGGCGAAGCAGGTTCTGCAGTACCACCAATCGCCTATGGAGATCCTGGACGGCGATTGCATGCCGTCTCGGGCCGGAATGTGGGATTATTCCGCCACGCTGCAATACATCAACCACAACTATCTTCTGCAGGGCGGCACTTATGATTTCATTTCCGGAGTCATGACGGGTGCAAGGCTGCGCGAGTTCGAGTTTTATGAAGACCTGTGGGATGATGAGAGCGGCGGCGGAAGTACCGGTGTGTCATACACTGCGACACTCGTCAGTGCCGGCAGCAACAAGACACTTGTCATCAATGCTTTGAGGAATAGCGCTGGTCTCTCACTGAAGGATGCGAAGACGATAGCGGACAATGCTCCTGCCGTCATCGGCAGCAACTACACGAAGAACCAGGCAGACAACATCAAGACGGCTGTCGAGGCTGCGGGCGGCTCGGTTACGATAACGAAGAATAACTCATAACATAATCAACATGGCTAATTTGAGAAAAATACGAATCGGCACGGACATAACCATTGCGCTGTCCGTGAATGTCTCCGGACAGCCGGTGACATGGAAAGATGGCGACATCCGCCATGTGTACGCCTTTTCAGACGTTCAGGGGCAACCTGTTGCGGAAATGGCGCACAAGGCTGACGGGCAGACGCTGCGCTGCACCTACGCAGCGAAAGACCAGAACTACACGGGCGCCTTTCGCGTGATAGTCGAGTTCGCGAGCGGGGAGGCTTTCTCCTCCTCGCTGGACGTTCCGGCATTCGAAATTGTCAGGACTACGGAAGAAGCGGATGCGGACACAGGCGAGGTCGTTCTGGACATTGACGGCACTATGCGCTTCTATTCATTGTCAGAAGCATTCGCCAAGATTGAGGCTGCAACGAAAGCGGCCACCGATGCGGCAGCGGCAGCGGACAGATCCGCCGGCAATGCGGATTCGAAAGCAAAAGCAGCCAACGATGCGGCGGAAAGAGCCAATGCGGCAGCACAGGCGGCAGGGATGACGAACTCAGGCATCGCAAAGGCAGAGGAGAAGCGCGTCAATGCCGAAAACGCACGAAAAGAGGCTGAACTGGCACGTTCTAAGGCTGAGGCGGCAAGAGCCTCGGCAGAGGACAAACGCGCCGAATCAGAAGCAAAAAGGGCGGAAGCAGAGACACGGAGAGCAGCCGGCGAGCAGTCTCGTGTGACCGCCGAAACTGGCCGTGTCAATGCGGAATCTGCAAGGGTGAAGGCGGAAAGCGCAAGAGCCAATGCCGAAGCGACAAGAGCGGCAAACGAGGAGCAGCGGAAGAAGAATGAAAGAGCAAGGACATCGGCAGAGGATGTCCGCGTGGAAGCGGAAAAAGGAAGGGTGGCCGCTGAATCAGCACGTGTGACAGAGTTCACACGCCTAAAGACTGAATCAGAGACAGCGACAAAGAATGCCACCGATGCAGCAGAGGAGGCTAAAGAAGTGTCCTCCGGCGTCGCGGCGCTTGAGCGCGACCTCGGCCAGTATGCGGAACTTCCGTCAGTTGCAATGACTGCGGAGACCACAGGCAAGTATATCAATGCTGACGGCGAGTTCGTGGACGACGCGGACTTCAACATCGCGGCCATCGGCGCGGTGGTGGTAGGCAACACCTACGAGCTGTATATGGGCAGCGCCGCCAAGATGAAGCTGGGCGTGGCTCTCTTCGTCGCACGAATCAAGACCACGACCACATCCGGCACTGAAAGGATTGAATACGTGCCGCTGTTCTCGGCAATGAGCACCGACATACCTACGAGTGGATACGTCTGCTTTGAGGCAATGGAGGCTTACTCGGACGTGCTCGTCTGCTATCGTGCCGACGTGCCGGAGGCTGCGACGTTGCTTGTCCGCCGCTATGGAACAAAGGCGTCCATCGCAACACAAATCAACAACCTGCGGAAGAAGGTCGACCTCAAGTCATTCGCAGACGGATACTACGAATCAATGCGTGTCGGCACGGCTGACAACCTCACGTCAAAGGGTGATGCGACCGAGGAAGTCATCACGTCTCGCAGGGCTGGAGGAGACAACCAGATTGAGGACGGAAGCGCGAGCATCAAGAGGATAAAGGGGTATAGCGTGGTGATGAACCAGGTATTCAACAAGGAGAACCTTTCGACGGAACAGGTCTCGATTGAACAACAAGGAGATAATATACTGAAGTTTACGCCGACGGGGGCTGCCGCTGAAGCGGGGAGCCAGAATTGGAGTTCTGGTTGGGCGAGAACTTCTAATGACCTGATAATAGGGCACATCTATTACTATTCATTGATATATACAAGAATAGCCAAAAGGTCTGATATTGGAGACTTTAATCCCAATCAAGTGTTCATGTTGGCTTTTGGTGTAAACTATAATCTTGAATTTGGAAAACCTACCCTTTTGCGTAATGTAACAAAAGCGACAGATACTGTTCTTGGCGTGACCCTCAATGATTGCATCGTCTCTATTGAGAACATGCAGACCATCGACCTCACCCAGATGTTCGGCAGCGGCAACGAGCCTTCAACACCAGACGACTTCGCAAAGCGCCTCGGCTATTCAAGAATTGACGACGTGCCTTATATCCCTTACAACGAGGGGGAAATCGTGTCGTCATTCGCCGAGGGAATCAAGACCACCGACACAGAGGGTAAAGTCAGTGAAAGGAAGTGGAGCGAGACTCTGAAGAAATATTTCCCTGACGGGCTGAAGTCTGCCGGTTCCGCGTTTGACGAGATTACTCCGACGAAGGCGGTAAAGAGGATTGGCGCAGTGAATCTTGGAGATATTGCTTGGGGCCAAGGGGGGGCAAACAAGCGGACATCTTGGGTTCCAGACGTATTTAACTTAAAAGGAACTGCCGTTTTGCCAACTTCAATATACGAAGTTTCGAACATCAAAAACAATATATATATCACGAATAACTCGCATATTGTTGAGAATCAAATCCAAGATAAGGCGATATGCCTTAACCAGAACGGCTGGATTTATATCTACGATTCCACCTACGAAACAGCCACGCCTGAGCAGTTCAAGCAGTCGCTGCAAGGCGTCATGCTATACTACGAGATGGCCACGCCGGAAGAGACAGCCTACGACGAACTGAACCTCACGGAGCAGGTCGCAGAAGGCGGAACGGAGGAGGCGATAATCACCGAAGGCAAGACATCAACGCCTCTGCGAGCTGATATTGTCTATCCTATCGACGCCTACAACACCATCAAGGCGAACAAGACGAACATCGGCACATTGTCGAGCCTGAACACCGAAAGCAAGACTGACCTCGTTTCTGCAATCAACGAGTTGGTAGGCAAGGTCGGAGCGCTTGAAGCTAAGGCAAAGGAATCAGTAACCAACGAAGCAACGGAATAATATGAACAGGATGAACATTGAAGGAGTGAGGGAGGGCTATGTAAGGCTCTCCTCTCCAAACGGAATAATCGACACGCGCAACGGCGATATTTTCGCGGAAGTGATTGTCAAGGAAAAGAGCGCGAAGTGGTTCAAGGATGTAGAGGACAAGGAGGGATAGGATGGACGAGATAATCAAATCACTTAATCTCCCTGACGGACTGAGCCGGGGAATTATGATAGCCTTCCTGCTCTGCGTGCTTGTCTGCGCAGCTGCGCTGATTGACATGTGGACCGGAATTGACGCGGCAAAAACGAACAAGGAAAAGATTATGAGCCACGGACTTCGTAAGACTGTGAGGAAGATTATAGACTATCTGAGGATTGTATATTTCTTCCTGCTCATTGACATGCTCGGAGCTGTATTCACGTGGTATAGCCTGCCTTATTGTGCGATTTTAGCGACTTTAGGCGTACTGCTTATCGAAGGGCGTTCAGTTATTGAGAACTCCAAGAAAAAGAAGAGCGCGGCAGGCAGGGTTGTTGACGTCGTTCAGGAGATTATCTCCTGTGTGGACAGCGAGAAGGCACAGAAGGTTATAGAGATGATTAAGGAAGAGCCGAAGCACAACATAGGAAATAAAGAATAATGACAACAATTACAAGTGACACATTGCGGAAGATTTATCCGCTGTCTAAAAACATTGAAAGGTACGCGGTGGCACTGGACAAGGCGATGCAGGAGTGCGGCATTGACACTGCTGCAAGGGCGAGGACCTTCCTCGCACAGGTCGGCCACGAATCGGCGCAACTGAACCGCGTCGAGGAGAATCTGAAGTATTCGGCACAGGCGCTGAGAAAGGTGTTCCCGAAGTATTTTCCGACCCAGCAGGAGGCTGTGATGTACGCATACCATCCTGAGCAGATAGCCAACCGCGTCTATGCTAACCGAATTGGCAACGGCAATGAAAAGAGCGGCGACGGGTGGAAGTTCCGAGGCCGCGGACTGATTCAGATTACAGGCAGAGACAACTACGTGGCGATGTCAGCGCTGATGGGAAAGGACTTGACCGTCTGGCCCGATGCACTTCTGATGCCGCTGGATGCCTGCCGCTCTGCTGCCTTATGGTGGAAGACAAACGGCCTGAACACATTGGCGGACAAACTTTCAGAAGCCAGAGAACGCAAGACCTTCGAGGCAATCACCAAGAGGGTAAATGGTGGTATGAACGGCATTGACGACAGATGGGAGATTTACCAGAGGGCTAAAGCGGCAATCGTGTGACCAAAAACGGGAAGCGCCTTCCTACGACGCTCCCCGATAACGAGTATCTATTAGTGCTTTATCCAGAGCCTGAACACTTTGCTATGCTTCGGATAGATGCGCACGCCGTTCTTGGTTATATACGTACAATAGATATAATGCCCGTTTGGCTGTTTTTTCGCTGAACTCATCATTAACACCTCCTTTTTGTTTGAGAATTAAGATTTTTGCCCTTCCTACGAGGCAAAAATAAAAACCCGGCAGTAGGAATACCGGGTTCTTTCTCCGAATTAGATTTCTAATGGGAGGCTGATTGGAGGTGTTAATTCTGAAATCAGCGAAAAAACTTTGCAAATGTAAGAGTTTTTTGCACACAAAAGCAAATTTTATTAACAAAAAGTAGCATAAAGTAAAATAAAGTTTACATAGATGAGACTTTTAGAACATTATCAAAATGCTAAAGAATAGGAAAATACAACTGGTGTCATTTCTTCCCGAACTGGTGTCATTTCTTCCCGAACTGGTGACATTTGCTCTGCTTGCCGTGCTTGTGACATCCTGCGGCAGTTCACGACATGCAGTAACCAGTATCGAGACACACGACAGCACCAAGGTGGAAGTCAGGACGGAGCGAATAGAGCACATAGACACAATCTATGTCGAGCTGCCGAGGCAAGTGGAGCGCATAGTTACACAGGACACGACATCGCGCCTCGAGAATGACTATGCCGTGTCGGAGGCAAGGGTCGAGGCTGGTATGCTTCACCACACGCTGGAGACCAAGGCGGCAAAGATACCTGTTCTCTCCAAGTCCACCATCGAGAAGAAGGACAGCGTCACGACTAATTCGAAGTCTGAAGTCGAAAAGGAAAAGGTCTATATCGAGAAAGAGCTGACGGCATGGCAGCGCTTCAGGTTGCGCGGCTTCTGGATCCTCGCGGCAATCGTTGCCGCCATTGGGTTCTGGAAATTCCGGAGGCCGATTCTCGGTTTGCTTACGAAATTGATTTCGTAAGCAAAAAAAGAGGGGCATAAAAAGTCCCCGACTTGCAAGAGCAAGATTTGTTTAGCGCCAACTAAAAGAAAAACCCACACCAGCAATACGAGGGCACTATTGCCTCGGTAATTGAATGGTGTGGGTCTGTTTTTCTTTCGTTGTTGGCTGAGGCGAAGATAACTAATAAAAATTGAATAAGAAATGAAAAAATCAGAAATTTTTGCCTCAGTGCTCGCAGACGTCTCTGCGGAGACCGAAATCGACAGTGACCGGATACTCTCTTCGGAACGAAAGGAGGAGGTCGTGGACGCGCGTTATCTCGTCATCTTCCTGCTGCTCGGCAACGGCTTCTATCCGGCAATGATTGCGGAGAGAATGGGTTTGTCGGCACGTGCCGTAAGGAGCGCAATATCGGGGTTCGAGGCACGCCTCGCGAACTCGGCAGGTCTGCGTCTGGTATGCCAGAGGCTGTCTCGGAAGTGGCTCGTATAAACAGGGAAATAACGCGGAAGTAATAGACACGGAACGCGGTGACAACCTCCTGAATTTCAGCGAATATGTTGATATGTTTGCATCACGATGTACACGTGCCAGTACCGCCGAAGGCTCAAGAGGCGGGTAACACTAATACCAACATATTATGTCAGAAATGGTAGATAAAATCTATTGTTGCGATAGGGGTAACAATGATATTCTTGCTGCCGCGATGCTCGGCAAGCGCGATACCGATCCGATGGCGTTGATGGCTGCAATGAACGGCGGGGCCAACAACTGGATGAACAATCCATGGATGTACCTGATATTCCTCGCACTCTTCGGAGGAAACGGATTCGGCTTCGGGAATAGAGGTCTTCAGGGCACTGAAATTCAGAGTCAGATTGATTCTCTAAGAAATCAGATGGCAGACAACCACAACAGCGACCTGCTGATGTCGGCAATCAAGGGCAATGACAATGCAATTTCCGCACTTGCGGCAAGTCTCAACTGCGACTTCAACCAGTTGCAGGGAGGAATATGCGCAGTCCGCTCGGCTATCGAGCAGGTAGGAGGACAGGTCGGCTTTTCGGCTGAGCGCGTCATAAATGCCGTAAATATGGGCGACTGCAACGTCATCCAGGCAATCAAGGACTGCTGCTGCAACACACAGCAGAACATCCTCCGGATGGGCTACGAGAACCAGCTCGGCCAGAAGGATATCGAATACAAGATTCAGACTGGACTTGACTTCGTGAACAGGAGCGTCGAGCGCGGCTTCTCCGGCATCGGCTTTCAGATGCAGCAGGACAAGTGCGACATTGTGCGCGCAGGTCAGGACAACACTCAGCGCATTATTGACACCCTCAATAGTCACTGGCAGGCTGACCTCCAGCAGAGGTACAATGACGCACGTCTCGAGCTCTCGCAGCAGAAGCAGAATGCTGAACTCATCGCGGCTCTCAAGCCGACAGCTACCACAGCTGGGGCATAGTCCCATTTGTATTACGGAGTGGAGGGGTAAGAATCTCTCCACTCATAATTATTTCAAGCTATGTACTTCAAAGATCTGAAACAAAACTATCCCGTATATATCCTCGACAAGCAGACACTGACGTTGACTCAAGGCAAGGCCGTTGCCGTCGGTTTCCCTCGTATGGAAATGAATCCTGCTGCCGGCAAGTCCGGGATGGTTGTCGATGTCTCCATAGTAGCGGACGGCAAGACAGCCAATTATGTTATCCCTGAAAACCTTTCAGTTACTTATGCAGGCAACCTTGTCTTGTCCGTGGACAGGCAGGGACTTGCAGGAGAGGTCGAATCCATGAAAGTGACCGCAGAACAGGCAATTGCCTCGGTTGAACAACAGAAGCAAATCCTTGAAAAATCGACTACGCTGCTGGCAGAACTGAATCCGACGTACCGCGAGAAGCAGGAAACGGAACAGCGTTTCAGTAAGATTGAAGCGTCAATGGGTGAACTCAAGGACATGCTTTCAAGACTGGTGAACCAGCCGAGCAAAATGTAACAATTCTAAATTAGCAAGATTATGGACACGAATATAATTGCGGACAGGTTCATGGATCTCCTCCGCGAAAGGATAGACACTGAAACAGGGCAGGCAATCATCCTGAAGCTCATCGAGACGATGGATGCGGAATCGGCAAGCGCCATAGCGGACGAATGCGAGGACTTCGTAAGATATCGCGAATATCTGTCAGAGGATGAGGCTGAAGACATTGTCCGGAAGTTCGTCAATTTCGACGGCTCCCGAGGCGCACACTGGGAGGATCCAGATGAAGCGTTCCAGGTCCTTCAGAATCTCAACATCCGCTTCGAGGAAGACGGCGAATACAATCGTTGGGCGTTCTTCGCTGTACTGAACATGATATGGTCGGACGACTGGGGCGTGCTTCGGAACTATGCAAGCCCGGAGCAGGAAGCCCGCGTCTGCGCGGAACTTGCCCAGGCTAAACTGGAGGACAAGGACAAAGTGTTCTCCGTCAGAAAATATTTCAGCCTCTGACGAAACATCGCAAAAAATACATATCTTTGCAACCGATTTTGAGACGATTGGGAATTAAGGTTTTTCCGATTTTTTACAAATGTTTACAAATAGTTTAATAATGTGAAAAATCAGAATTGAGATAATCGCTTGTAATTCACTTAATTACAATACTTATATATAATGAACTGCCAACATAAAAAGAAATTGTTTGGCGTGTGTGAGTTAAAAGGCCATTCAGCGGTAATTTGCTGAATGGCTATTTTTTATTTGTTAGAGAAAAATGCCTACATTTGCCCTGAATTTGTTTACAAATAGTTTACAAAAGTTATGGGCTCCATCACATTCAAGGCTGTCGTCTCTGATTACCGGAAGGCTGACGGCACGCAGACTATCAGGATAAGGGTGACGGCAAACAGGAAGGTCAAGTACATCTCAACCAACATCGCCGTAACCGAATCGCAGCTCACGCGCTCCGGCAATATCCGCGACCGCGCGGTGCTTGACAAGATTGACCTTCTGATTGCGAAGATGAGAGCGGCGGCTTCGCACATCAACACATTCGCGGCATCACAGATGTCGGTTGACGAGATCGTGCAGTTCATAGACAAAGGACAGGATGAAGATTTCAGGCTTGATTTCTACCAGTTCGCCGAAGAAATCATTGCCGGCAAGACGGCAGAACATACGCGCTATCATTATCGTAATGCTCTGAATGCCTTGAAAAAGTTCACAGGGAAAATCACCCTGGACATCTCGGAAATAACATCATCATTTATGCGCAACTTCGAGGCGTGGCTGGTGGCTAAGTATGGAGCTGGTTCCCGATGTACGGGTGCATATCCTTCGGGCATCGGGCACATTCACGCACAGGCTCGTATGCGCTTCAACAATGAGGAAACACGAGATATCAAAATCCGGAATCCGTTTGCATATTATCATCCGGTCAGGACTCGTCAGGCGCCGCACAGGAACGTAAGCAGGGAGACGATACAGGCGATAATCGACAAGCGCGGCATGATAACAAACAGGATAGACAAGCGGGCTGTTGACATGTTTTTGTTGTCGTTTGCCTTGATGGGAATGAATGCGATAGACTTGCACAGCTGCCCGCCACCTAAAGGTGATGTCTTGATTTATAACAGAACGAAGACGAAAGGTCGTAGAGATGACCGCGCAGAAATGCACGTGAAGATAGACAAGCGTATCCGGCCGCTGTTCGACAGTTGGGCGGATCCGGCGAGGAAACATGCCTTGCGATTATATGCAACCATGTCCGCGGATGTTTTCACGACTGAGCTGTCTGTCGGTCTGAAGCGTGCCTGCAAGAAAATGGAAATCGCGGAGCCTCTGACTTTTTACTCTGCACGGCACACCTGGGCGACGCTGGCATACTCCGCCGGTGTGGACAAGGCGGTCATCAATGACTGCCTGTGTCATATTGACAAGAACATGAGCATCACAGACATCTACATTGCCAAAGACTGGCAGGTCATGTGGAGGGCAAACGAAAAGGTGCTCGACCTTTTTGACTGGTCAAGCACCCAGAAGTGATCGCGAGCCTTAGTCCTGCTGCTCGCACAGGTCGACGAGTGTGGCGATTGCGACATCTATGACCTTGCCGCGGGATATTCCCTGCTGCTTTGCCCGCTCGGCGATGAAGGCGAATGTCTCAGGGGCAATCATGGCGTTGAACGTCACTCTCTTTTTTTCTGCCGATATTCCAGGGCGGCCGGCTCCTGGCCGAGCGCCGCCGTGCGTGAATCTTTCTGCCATATCCGTAACTTTTTAACAGCCGCCGCCCGGAAGCGGCGGTCCTGTCATTTCCTGAAACTCTTGCTTTGTCATAACTATTGATATTTGATAATTAAAACTCAAACTCGTCGGCGCTGAAAGTTGCTCCATCAACATTTACGTCGTTCCTTTCAAGGAAGCTTTTGACCTTGTCCACATTGGATGTCCCAAGCATATAGATTGTCCCGAAGTCGTAAACGAAGCGGGCGTTCAACGCTACCAGTGCATTTACTAAATTCTGAGAATTTGCTGTGTTGATTTTGACTGCTTTCATAGCCTTTGTTTCATTTAACTGGTGCAAATATACAGCTTTAATTTGAATAAAACAATAGGAAATTCAAAAAAGCAGAAATTTTTTCACTTTTTTTGTCAAGCACGCTCCTGGTGTCAAAAGTCAGGCGACAGGTAGCCGGGCTTGCTGAAGTCAACAGCCTCGGTGAACATCCTGTCTAATACGTCAAGCGCCACATCCAGTGTCGCCACCTCTCTAAGTCCTCCGGTCTTTTCGTCAATGAGAAAATCGAAGTAGCCGCTTTCAATTCCGGCTATCCGCCCGGAGGCATATATATCATCAAATGTAACGCGATACCTGCCATTTTTGACTTGCACGACGACACGAGCCTTGAACTTGTCTATGTTGAGCAGGAACACCGGCATCTTGCCTCTCCTGTAGCCGTACTTCTGAACAGGAATCTGGCCTCGCCATTTATAGTCACACACCAGGGTGGAATCATCCAGGATCCGGCAGTGCGGGAAACCCTTCCAAAAGAACAAGCCTTGAAGTTCCTGGATGTTGCCGATGTCGGAAACAAAGACCTTCTGCCAGGCAACATCGCTGCCGTCAACGACGATGAAATTATGCGAGGCGATTGCCTCGACCGGGACTGTCTCCTCCTTGTTGTTGCCGATACTCAGCTTCAATTTCCGTTCGAAGTCCTGAGCCTGGCACAAAACCGGCAGCATGATGGCCGCCGCGAACAACATAATTGCTTTCTTCATATTTATTTGAGAGTTAGATTCGAGTCGGCAGATCCGCCGTTGTGACAGCCGATGGTGTAGGTGTTCCGGCTCCCTGTGAGGCTTTCCGCCAGACGGCGGTAATCCTCCTGCAATTTCCAGTATTTGTCAGTCGCGCTGTGGAGCTGCTCCTTCAGAGCGAGCTTATCAGCCTCCAGGATCTCGATTCGACGCTGCTTGTCCTCGCTTTCCTTAGCGAAGGAACTTGTCAGCCTATCGAGAAGCGATACAAGTTTAGCATTGTTCTTCTGCGACGTATCGCGCGAAGATTGCAAACTGCTGACGTGTGAGGTGTACGCGGTTTCAACCGACTTACAAGCGTTAGTCAATTTGTCAATGATGATGTTTGTCCTGTCGATTCGCGCTTCTGAGCGCTCGAGCATCTGAGCAACTCCTTCAAGCAAATTGGAGATTAAGGTCTTTAGATCATTGTCACAACTTTCAGAATCTTCCATAATTATAGTGTTTTAAATTAAATTTAAGTCATTGTTTCTGCTGTGAAGGAATCAGAGACTTCATGAACTCGATTTGTTCGCGGAGCATCTGGTTCTCCTTCTCGAGCACCGCTATCTGCGTGCTCGCGTCCCGGGAGGACGGGTTGCTATCGCCGCTCCGGTTCTGACCAATCTGGACATTCACCGAGCCGCCGTTGTTGTTGCCTGCGTAAATGCCGCCGTTACCAACAAGCATTGACGTCTCCCATCCCTGCGTATTGTTAAGAAGTAAACTTAATTTTTCCGGAGGTAACTTACTCGCACCAGTTTCGACCATAGAAATAAATGCACAAGTCGTGTTCAGATACTTCGCCAAGTCTTTTTGTTTTAATTTATTTGCTTTTCTAAAAGCGCGTAAATCAGCCATTTATCAATAAAGTAAAATTGTTTTTCGAGAAGCATTCATAAATGTATAGTATTTAGTGTCATTCTGAAGGAGCCTTTATTAACGTCTTCATAAATTCTATCTGTTCACGCAGCATCCGATTTTCCTTCTCCTTTTCCGCAGAGCGCGTCAGCCTGCGAGCATCGCGTTGTCCTTCTGCGGCGTGTCGCGCGCCTACTTCAGTTTCGCGTTAATCTCTTTGAGTGTGACTGACATATCCGCGAACACCTTCATCCCTGAATATATCAGCAGGGACAGTATCAGGACAGAAACGCCGCACAATATAAGCACTATGGAAAGTGAACCTCCGTTTCCGAAAAGAATTTGACCTAATCCTATGAGGAGGCCTAATACGGCTACAGATATACCGAGACCCAGAACGGCCGATGCCGCCATCTCCAGAGTTTTCTCGGCAAAAAGGTTGATTTTTACGGTTTCCTCTCTTGCGGAAGCCGTGCTCGTTGTTTCTTCCATAACGATATGCTTTTATTGGTTGTTAATTTTTTTTCACTAGTTCGCGGAGAAAATCTATCTGCGCCTCCTTGTCCTTCAGCTGTTCCCTCAGCATCTCGTTCTCCTTCTCCAGCACCGCCATCCTCGTCGATTCCGTCGACGGCTTCGCAACGCCTCGCCCGATGTTAACCACCGCATCCCCGCCATTGTTGTTCCCCGCAATTATGCTCCCCTCGCCCGTCAGCATCGAAACGTCCCAGCCCTTTGTATTATTTAAAAGTTTATTAAACTTTTCCTCTGAAATCTTAACTCTACCAGTTTCTATCAATGAAACAAAACTTTTCTTTATCCCTAAATACTCCCCCAATTCCGTCTGTGTTAATTTATTACACTGTCTAAATTTCTTCAAATCCATAATTTTATCGAAAATACTTATCAAACTTTTTCCATAAGTTTGTTGGAAGTATAGTAAACTTTATATACCTTTGCTTTCGGTTACCTACCTACCAACGACAAAGGTAGCAAAAACCGAGTAAAAAACAAGAACTATGGCACAGGACAATTACACCGAGTTAACTAAAGTTAACGAAAAAGGAAAGGGCATGAAAAACTGGAATATCGACAGAATAGCCAGCAAGGCAATAGGCATAGCGATACTGCTTGCCGGAATTGGATACTTCTTTTTCGGCACCTTTCAGCAGGACGAGATAAGGTTCGTCGCCTTTGCCGCCTGCGTGGCAATCGGCATGCGGATAATGAAGGATGACAGGTCAGATAAATAGGCGTGCAAGCCTGTGAAGGTGAGCACCCTGCACAAATCAATAAATAACATCAGAGCTGCCTGTTCACAGGCAAGAGCAGGCAGCGAACGTGGGGAACTTGCACGGGTGGCGTGCCGTCCGCCGTCTGAAAGCAGAAACAGACCGGCAACGAGGGAAGGTTCGAGACCTCCGTTCCCCACCAACCAAAAAAAGGAGAAAAAGATGCAAGGAAAAATCAACGTTGCGGGAACAATCAAGATGCTGGATGTCGGCGAATCATTCGTATTCACCTCCAGCCAAATCAAATACACGTCGCTGATCTGCGCGTGCTCGAAACTCCGGAAGGATGACGGGCGGGTGCGCTACGGGATCAAGACAATTTCGGAAGGAACCTACAGAGTCACACGTTATGAGTAGCATTGAATTTTTAGCCCAGAACTACGAGCAGGTGAGCGAGCTCATCGCCGGGGCAATCGTCAGGCGCGTAAAGCCCGTGGATGACGAGCTCAGCGAAAGCGAGGCCCAGAAGGCATACGGAACTCGGTGGCTGAACCGGATGCGCGATGCCGGGCTCGCGAAATTCACACGGATCAGCAACAAGAAAATCTACAGCCGGCTTCAACTCGACTGCCTAAAAGCGGCGGAACGGGAACAGGCGAAACTGATAATCAAAAAAAACAATTGAAATATGACAGCGACAATCACAGCGGCAGACCAGCGGAGGCTGGCGGAAGCAAGGCACTTCCTGTACTGCGACTTCACGGACGAATTCATGGCCTCTTTCGACACCCAGGAGGCAAGGGGCGCAGCAGAAACACTCAAGAAGAACCAATATCACAGGGCGGAAGACAATGTTTAAGAAGGATGACATCATCGTCTGGATGACGGTGAACGGAAAGCGAAGCGGCAGGGTCATCTGCCACGACACCCTCGGCTTGGGCTATATGATAGTGGCGCTTTCAAACAACCGACGAATGCTGGTGCACGAGTCAAGTGCCTCGCTCAAGACGGACACGACGGTAGTCAATTATCATCGTTAACAATCATAGTCTTAAAGTCCCCCGCAGGGATGCGCGGGCAACGGAAGGATGACATTATATGTGGTTTAGTACAGGTAACAATGTTGTTTCAATCGTCAAAACCTTCCGTTTATCCCTGGAGGGGTGAAACTCTCCAGGGGTACGAAACCAACAAAAAACAAAGTAATATGGAAAAGAAATCAGAAACGACAGCGAAGCCGGCAGGGCTTTATCGGAAGCTCCTCGAGCTGCAGAAGGCTGTGCGCGGATTGTTGCCGGATGCAAACGGCGGCGGACAGAGGAACTCTTACAAGTTCATTTCAGGATCGAAACTCCTCGGACATCTGCGCCCGAAGATGAACGCTCTCGGACTCCTCCTGAAGCAGGAAGTCATAGAAATCTCCAACGACAGAACTGACTATTCAACTACGACCGGAATGCGGTCAGAGATGTTCACGTCAATCAAGATGAGATTCACGTGGGTGGACACCGACACGGGTGAGAAGGATGAGAACCTGTTCTTCGCCAACGGCCTAAACGGATGGGACAAGGGCCTCGGAAGCGCGTTGACATATGGAGAGAGGTACTTCCTGCTCAAATTCTTCCACATCCCGTCTGACGAGGATGATGTTGACGGGCTGCCGATCGTTGAGGCGATGCCTGCTCCGGCTCCGGCCGTCCAGAAGAGATCCGCCGCCGACTTCGCGGTCGTAGAACCCGGAGACAAGACCTACAACAAGCTGATGGCGCGGATAGCGTTCGGACAGATAGATACTGTCGAGCGGGCACTTGCGAGCGGGATGAAGATATCTGAAAACGCACTTGCGCTGCTCACGCAGGCGCAAAGAGACTATAAACCAAATCAACAATTTTAACAATTATGGAAACAAGAAACGAATCACAGAGATTGTCTCTGTACGACCTCCAGGCGCTTGCCTTCAGGACGGAACTCGAACTCGAGGAAAGCGGCGGAGAACTGACTCCGGAAATCGAGCAGGCGCTCGCCACGACGGAAGCGGAAATTCCGCGAAAGATTGACGCCTACAAGGGTTATCTGGACTTCCTTGCAGCCAGGGCCGAGCAGCTCGCCCAGACGATCAAGACGCTCCAGGCGAAGAAGAAAGCGGCCGAAAATGCAACCAAGAGAGTTCGCGAGTATGTGAAGGACACCATGACGACTTTCGGACTCAAGAAAATCAAAGGTGACGTGTACACTGCGACACTGACCGAGAAGAAAGGCATTGACGTCAATGAGGATGAGGTTCTCGCGCCTTACAAGGACAGGGCTCTTGCCTTCTCGGAAAGCCTTCCTCCTTACATCTCCGTCGAGCTGAAGATAAGCAAGACCGGCATCTCGGATGTGACGAAGGACAATGACGTGCTGCCTGCAGGCATCACCAGGACAAAGAGCGACGTGCTCACAATCAGATAGCGCTTTATGGTTGCTAAAAGGGAATCATTCGTATATCACCTTAACTGGGAGGAAGTATTGGACAACTTGCCAGAGGAGGTCAGGGAGGAGGTGCGCGGCGGCATAATCGGGTATGCCCGCACGGGGGTCGCCCCCGAACTGAAACCTTTGGCAAAAGTAGCCTTCGAGTTCGTGAAGCGTGATATGGACTGGGATTTTCAGAAGTACCAGACAATGGTGGCCAACAGAGTTGAGAGCGGAAAGAAGGGAGCGGCGACGAGGGAAGCAAATGCAAGCATCGCCAAGCAGAACCAAGCAAACCAAGCAAGTGCTTCTTTTGCTAAGCAATCCAAGCAGGCGGAAGCAAATCAAGCTGTATATGATAATGATAATGATAATGTCACACAATGTGTGTGTGATAATAGCGCGCAGGAGCGCGCGAGGGAGCACACCACACCACACACAGAGTTTGATTTTTACTTTCCGATTTTTTGGAAACGTAACATTATCGCAGCGGAAGCCGAGACGCGCAGGTTCCTTGACTTCTACGAGGCTGCAGGCTGGATACTGGAGAAGGGCGCAAAGTTGGACACGGACGCAAAACGCCTTGCAAAGGCCAGGCAATGGAAGCCTGAGAAGCCGGGCAAGCGCTTCCCCGAGGACTTCCTGAAAGTCTGGTGGCAGTTGGCGCAGGCGGCTCCGACGGAGGAAATCAGAGGGCAGATGCTGTCCGACAGGGTGGCAGTCGACATGACCGGAACGGAACCGGTGGTGCGGATTGGCGCGGCGACTCACGCCTGGATAACGGGCGAAGGCAGGAGCATCGCGGAGAAAGCGCTTGCGGGAGATTGGCTGAAGGGCCGCGTGCAGCTCAAATTCAGAGCATTCTAAAATCAAGATTTTACACAACAAAAAAACAGGAGGAAAAAATTATGGCATTGAACAAGGTAATGCTGATAGGCAACGTGGGAAAGGATCCGGAAGTCCGCTATCTCGAGACTCCGGAACATCCGAAGGTGGCGCAGTTCACGCTTGCGACAACCGAAAAGTACAAGGCGAAGGACGGAAGCGTCACGGAACAAACGGAGTGGCACAACATCGTGGCATGGCGAGGGCTGGCGGACATCGCCGAGAAATACATACACAAAGGCTCGCCGCTGTATGTCGAGGGAAGGCTGCGCACGAGGAGCTGGGAAGCACCGGGCGGTCAGACGTGCTATCGCACGGAGATAGTCGCGGACGGCATTCAGATGCTCGGCCCGAAGCCGAAGGACGGACAGGGCGGCCAGGCACAGTCACAGGCGCAGGCGCAAAGGACTTGGGAAGAACCGAGACAGCCGAGGGCTGACGCAGCAGCAGCGAGGCCGGTAGTGCCGGCTTACGGAATGGCAGAGGCAATGTACGAGGATCCGAAAGATGACCTGCCGTTCTGACGACCTGCCGCCGATAACATTGACGGCAAAGGAACACCAGGCGCTGCGCACCTGCATCGGCAGGCTGCTGAGGCTGGGGATAAAGGACAATCGGCTGACGAACATCACAAGTCAGATGTCGCTCGCTTTGAAGAAAAGCGCGAGAAGGGCGGAGAAGTCCGCCACAATGAAACGAAACACGCAAGGTGGTATAGTTGACCGATTGGTTGAAAACAAATCAAATTAGCGGCATTTAAACGAGAAACAATGTTACCAAAAAACGATATCAATATGAAAGCGGAACAGGAAAAGAAGAAAGAGTGCCCGTTCAAGAAAGGAGACAAGGTGCTGGTTAGAGATTCAGACACATTATGGAGGTTCGACATGTTCGTTTATTATGATGAGAATGCACGTTATCCGTATGAATGTAACGGTAGTGAATACGAGCTGTGCATCCCTCTGAACGAGCACACGTGGCAACTCTTAGGTACGATGGACGAATACAAGGAGGATGAATAGTTATGAATGAAAATCTTAATCTCTGTGAAATCTTGAAGCATTGTCCGGCAGGGACCAAATTCTGGTCTCCTGTATGGGGTGATGTGTTTTTGGTAGAAATAAAGAAAAAAATAGACGGGGCCGCATTTATTCCAATAGTCATATCTGCTTTCGGGTTTAAGGATATATCTCTTTTCGCGAATGGTAGGTATTCTATTGAAGACGAGGCTGAATGCGTCATTTTTCCGTCTAAAGACCAACGCGATTGGAGAAAGTTCAAGGGCCCGAAGTTCGACCCGACAGACTTGAAGCCGTTTGACAAGGTGTTAGTCAAACGCCCAGACGGACAATGGACCTGCAACTTTTTCAGTGACATGTCTCTGGAACCAGAAAACGAAAAAGTGTGCTGTGTCGGTATGATTGGTTATGAATGTATTCCCTATAACGATGAAACACAACATTTGGTTGGCACTTCTGATGATTGCCCGGATTACTACAAATGGTGGGAGGAATAATCATGACAATAGGAGAAAAAGCAAAAGAAATTATACCAGACGCTTTTGATGAGGACGAAATACTCCCTGCAAGAGTAGGATTTATTGTAAAGCAGCAAAGACTTGCATTTCGTCAAGGAGCGGAATGGATGATTGAAAAGGCAGTAAAGTGGTTAAAGGAGAATGCCCAGAACTACTATAAGGACGCATCAATGCATGACAATTGTTGGTATGACGATGAACAGATGATAGAAGATTTCCAAAAAGCAATGGAGGAATAATTATGAAAATCAGTGCAAAAGCAAAGGATTACAGGAATGAAAGGTCAATATTCTTCGGATGCTATCGAGATGTCGATGAAGGTGACCTCGAAGATGCTTTTATTGATGGTGCACAGTGGATGTAATCAGAATTGATAGAAAAAGCCGTCGAATGGTTTAAGAATCAAAAGGAAGAGATAGGAATATCTTGGATTGAGGATTACGAGATTAGATTTAGAAAAGCAATGGAGGAATAGTTATGGAACAATTCAGTTTAACAGAATATCTCAAGAATCCAACCAGACCTATCGTCACGAGGGACGGCAGGAGAGTAAGGATTGTTTGCACGGATAGAAATCACAAAGAACACCCGATAGTAGCTCTTGTGCAAATAGACGGTGAGGAAAGAGTGTGCAGTTATATGGAAGATGGTATGTATCTAATGAGTGGCAACCAAAGTTCAAGGGATTTATTCTTCGCGCCGGAACCCAAGACTAAAAGAGTAGGCTGGATGAACGTCAACAAATATGGAGACGACAAACACTTCTCTCTCGTGGGTGGTGTTATTCACCAGACACGTGAGCAGGCGTTGACTGAGCGACCGGATTATGTCGTGGATACGATTCAAATCAGATGGGAGGAGAAATAATGACACCTTTTGAAAACGCGATAAAGGAGTACCTTGACGCAAGGGCAAAGGAAGACGTCAAGTTCGCTGAGAAGTACTCGAACGGAAAGAAGAGCCTCGAGGAGTGCTGCAGGTTCATACTGGGAGAGATGAAGAAGAAGGCGGCCGGCGGGATGTACGGGGCGACCGACGCGGAGGTGTTCGGGCTGGCCGTGCACTACTACGACGAGGAGGACATCAAGGTCGAGAAGAACGTGAGCGCCGAAGTCGTCATCAACAGGGAGATGACCGAGGAGGAGAAGCAGCAACTGGACAGGCGCAAGGAGGCCGAGAAGAAGACGGCGGCGATGATAGAGGAGAACAAAAGACGCAAGGAGGAACTCAGGAAGAGGACGGCCGAAGACAAGAAGCACAAGGAGCAGGAGCGGAAGAAGAAAGAACAGGAGGAAGAGGGACTGCTGTTCCTGTTTGACGAGGAGGACCTGTAGCATGAAGCCGAAAACGAAGAACGAGATTTGGGCCTTGAGGGAGCAGGCGCGGTTGCCGGAGCTTCCACAAAGGACGCTCGACTGGGCGAAGAGGACACTAATGAGGCACGACGGCTACACGTGGTTCGCCGGAGCCTACAGCAAGAAGCGGAGGGTGGTGTGGTGCCAGAACTGCGGCAAGGTCGAGTACCTTCCGGTGGACGAGGAGATAAACGAGAGCGCCTATACATGCAGGGAGTGCGGAAGCGTTCTGGTACTTATGAATGCTGTCAGGGAACATCCGAAAGAGAAAACGTGCTGCAGAGGGTTCATCGTGGCGAGAGTTCACAAGGGCTGGCAGGTATTCGAGGGCGTGGAACTGGAGAGGACGGTACGAATCGGGGAACGTCCGGAGTATGCACTGACGAGGCGATATGCAATCTGGATCAACTCCAAGGGAAAGGAAGTCATCACCACGACCGCCTACTCAAGGTCCTACAACTACTTCTGCTGGATGCCGGAGGACGGATGGACGATAGGCAGGCACAACGGAACAGCAAGCGGATATTATGTCTACGAGGACATGTTCGACCTATCCGGAATGGAGACCGCGCCGGGCGGCAGATATCTGCCTGAACTGAGGCGGCGGGGCTGGAAACCGGGAATGAAGGAAATCTCAAGCCTGAGCATAGAGGACGTGTGCCGCACCCTGCTGAGGTCGAGCGTGGCGGAGACGCTGCTGAAAGCCGGACAGTATGCGCTGTTCAAGGCGCTGATGTTAGAGGGGAAAGGCAACCGGGTCGAGAAGTTCTGGCCGAGCGTCAAGATAGCGCTGAGGCACGGGATGAAGTACAGGACAAGTGATGACATCTTCCTGTGGCTCGACTACCTCTCAGGGCTGGAGGAGGAACACAGGGATATGAGAAGCCCCAAGTGGCTCCTGCCTGATGATCTGAACCGGGCACACCGCGCTCAGATTGAGAGAAAGCATGCGGCTTACGAAAGAGAAAGGAGGCTGGCACAACTGAAGGAGGGTCAGAAATTCGATGAGGAACTGAGGAAGAGAATCGGCATAGTGGCTGGATTTGTCCTCACTGACGGAGACCTTGAGATTAGTCCGCTGAAGACGGTCAATGACTTCTACATCGAAGGCCAGACCTTGAATCACTGCGTCTTTTCTATGGGCTACTATAAGCGAAAGGGCAGCTTGATACTTGGTGCAAAAGTTAAAGGCGAGCGTACAGAGACAATAGAAGTCGATTTGAGGGAATTCTCTGTCGCCCAGTGCCGTGGCAAGAACAACATGGACAGCCCGTATCACAAAAGGATAATGAGCCTTATGTCGTGCAACCTCGGAAGTCTCAAGGATATGTACAGGAGGGTGCAGTGATTTAGCAAACAGAGATATGAAAGCAAAATTGTTACTTACGGACGGACGCGAGATTGAGATAGAGCCGTCAAACGGAGAGACATTCGAACTGGAGGAAATGTACGGCATCCTCAAGTGCGACCTGATTGAGATTGTAACACTGGCCAACTCGGAGGACATCCTGGTCATCGACGAGGAGGGCAAGTTCAAGTCTGACAACCCGATAAACGAGAGGGCCACGAGTATAGCCGTCAGGCACTACGGAATCATTCCGTCCGACGTCATTGTCGGAAACGCAATCCTCTGCCACACGAGTATGGTAGAGTAGCAGAAGTTCAACCACCAAAAACAATAGAGAATTATGGCAACATTAAAACCAATTGATTTCAAGCTTGCAAACCGCAAGTTGTATGCGCCTTCAGTGGAAGGCTGCTGTAGCAAGATCCCGCTTCCTGTATTTACTGACGAAGTGCAATGTGTGAGTTGCTGGAAGTGCTCATTCTTGGACAGACTCAAGATTCTGTTCACTGGGCGCGTCTGGGCGAGCGTCAGAAGCGGCAGCACCCAGCATCCGATGTGGATAGCGGCTGACTATCCGTTTGTTGAAGATTCTGAAAAAAATAACGGGCTTTAAAGTTATGAAATGCAATGAACTAATGGTCGGCGACTGGATTGCCGATGCGCTCGGAATCCCTATGCAGGTCATATCCGTCGGCTATACCTACGCCTATGCCGAAAGAATTGATGAAAAAGACTACGACTGGGAGGAGTTTGAAGACAAGGAATGCAAGCCTTATCCTATTCTCCTGACGGACGAGTTCTTCGAGAAAAACGACTTCGACAAGAACATTCTTTGCTGGACTGAAGGAAGCATAAACTACGAAAAGGACGGGAGTAACGGCTATATAATCTCAATCGGGATGTTTAAACTGTCAGACGGACCGCTTGCTGACGTACACTATGTGCACGAGTTGCAGCAGCTCTTGAGGCTTGGCGGATACACTGAATTGGCAAACAACGTGAAACTGACAAATAACGACTAATAAAGAATTATGGCAAGAATAATTTACAAAGAAGGCCTTGAAGGCCAAAATCGCCTCGAATGCATCGAGGGTATCGAAATTGACCTGCTTAACGGGCAGAAGGCGCTCATCTATCCGAAGTATTCGAAGGAGGTGATGCTTCCGGCGGATAAGATAGCATCTTGGAAGGCAACGGGAGTAAACGCGATTGATGCTCTGAAGAAGAAGGACAATCAATGGGCAACAGGAGCGCTCTTGAAGTGCGGAAGTCCTGCGGCCGAATATGTCAGCAATTTCAGCTCTGACAAACACAGCATCTTTGGATTGCCGACCTTGCTGGCAGCTCTGGAAATCCAAAATCAGAAGAACGACATCGATGCTCTGGCAATCACTATCAAGGGAACCGATTTGCTTAGCAGCTTCACCAGTATCGTATGGTCTTGTTCCCGGAACAGCAGGATCTGCGGTTGGCTTGCGAGCGGCAACGTAGGTTGTAGCTTAGGCGACGTCTTGTACTACTCGTACCTGGCTGTTCCGGTCATTCTTTACTAACAACGGCGGGGCGTTTGCCCTGCCTTAAAATCGAAAATTATTATGACAGCTTGTGATTTTTGCACGTTTCAAGGTGAAACTATGTGTTTTGCCGGACAGGATCTCACAAACAAAAATTTATGTGACAGAATCAGGCTCTTCAATACTGGCAAGAGAATAGCCAATGAACGTGCGCTTGCTCTCTACGAGCAAGAGCTGCGGAGGTTCAAGAAAATACTCAATGTCGTTTCTAAAGACGGAACTGGCGGAGAGTTAATATCAGTGGGCGGCAGCCTTGTGGACTTTAAAAAAGCATTGGAATATGACAAATAAAACTCAAATGAAAACAGACAAACTTATACTCGATGCTTGTTGTGGCGGGAGAATGTTCTACTTCGACAAGAACGATGACAGAGTGTTATTTCAAGACATTCGCAGTTTTGAAACGACACTGTGTGACGGACGAAAATTTGAAATAAAGCCTGATATTCAGGCAGACTTTACAAACATGCCATACGAAGATGAAAGTTTTCAAATGATTGTATTCGACCCGCCACATCTTTTAAGGAATGTTGGAAACTCAAAGTTTGCTGAAATATATGGAAGTCTTAATGAGAAAGCCAAACCAACCGGTTATCAGCAAATAAAGTATGGCGCACTTTATTCTGACTGGAGAGATATGCTTTCTAAAGGATTTTCGGAGTGCTTCAGAGTTTTGAAAAAAGGTGGATTTCTCATATTCAAATGGAACGAAACCGACATAAAGGTCTCTGAAATTCTCAAACTAACTCCGGAGAAACCCATATTCGGACATAAATCCGGGAAACGGTCAAATACTCATTGGATATGTTTTATGAAAGGAGGTAGCAATGAAACGATACCGGATTGTGAGAGGCGAAAGCTATAACGGCTGTATTCCTATCACGGTGTATTGGGTACAGGTCCGTGTTGATAAGAGGTTCACGTGCGAATATGTGAACGTGAAAGGATTTGAATCATACAGCCGTGCCGAAGAATTATTGAACTACTTGAATGATTGAATATGAGTTATATCGAAGCATTGAAAGCGCTCGAGGACTGGCAGCGAGGAGTGACAGGGAAGCGCCGGCGGCATCCGGGGCACGCGGAGGATGACCTGCAGATGCAGTGTGTCCGCTGGTTCCGGCTCCAGTTCCCGCAGCTCTCCAGGCTCCTGCACCATTCCCCAAATGGTGGCCGCAGGGATGCAAGAGAGGGTGCGAGGTTCAAGAAGATGGGAACGCAGCCCGGCTTTCCTGACCTAATCCTGCTCGTGGCATCTCAGGACTACCACGCGCTGCTCATCGAATTGAAGACGCGCACAGGACGGCAGCAGGACAGCCAGAAGGACTACCAGAAACGAGTCGAAGCACAGGGCTACAAGTATGTCGTAGTGCGGTCGCTCGAGCAATTTATGGCCGAAATGAAGGCTTACCTTATTGTAAGTGATTAACTTACTTAAGTGAAAATTTACTTAACTTTGTAAAGAAAAATAACAGAAATGAAAACAGGACACCAACGAATAGCCATCTCCTTGTTGGAGACGAACAAAGGACAAATTGAAGGACTGCCGGCCAACCCGAGGCAGTGGACAAAGGCGCAATTCGAGCAGCTGAAGGCATCAATCAAGGAAACGCCAGAACTGCTTGAGGCTCGCGGCTGCATTGTGGATTACCACGACGGCAAGTACGTATGCCTTGGCGGAAATATGCGTTATATGGCGTGCAAGGATTTGGGAATGACTGATGTTCCGTGCTATGTCATTCCGGAGGGCACCTCGGTGCTGAAGAAGAAGGAGATCGTGGCGAAGGACAACGTCTCGATGGGGGAATGGGATTATGACGCACTGGCGAATGAGTGGGGTGATCTGGACTTGGAAGGCTGGGGCGTGCAAATACCTCCGGAGTGGGGAGCAGCCGCAGCTGATGCGGCCGAAACCGATTCTACCGATTCTATGGGGCAGGCGCATGATGACGAATTCGATGAAAAGGAGTCTCAAATTGAGAAGAAATGCTCAAAGGGTGACATTTGGAGCCTTGGAGAGCACAGGCTCATGTGTGGAGACTCGACCGACGAGGCTGCGATAAATAGTCTGATGGACGGAGACAAAGCCGACATGGTTTTCACAGACCCGCCTTATGGAGTCAGTATCGGAGATAAGAACGCGGCTCTCAACAGCGTCCAGAAGGCTGGACTCTGTTGCAAGAACATTGAAAACGACACCTTGAGCGCTGATGAGTTGTATCCGATACTCGTGAAAGCGATGACGAATGCGCGGTTGTCATGTAAGGAAGACGCTTGCTATTTCGTGACATCGCCGCAAGGTGGGGAGCTCGGATTGATGATGATGATGATGAAAGACGCTGGGTTGCCGGTGAGGCACATGCTAATTTGGGAGAAGAACTCAGCGACGTTCAGCCTCGGAAGACTTGATTACGACTATCAGCACGAGCCGATATTCTACACATGGACGAAAAAGCATCACAACTATCGGAAGGGGCAATATCGCACGACAATATGGAAGTATGACAAGCCAAGGAAGTGCGACCTGCATCCTACGATGAAGCCTGTCGAGCTGGTGGCCAACTGCCTAAACGACGCAACGAAGGCGGGTGACATTGTGCTCGATGTGTTCGGAGGTTCCGGAACGACAATGGTAGCTTGCGAACAGCTCGGGAGACGTGCCAGGCTGATGGAATTGGACCCGCACTATTGCGACGTCATACTTGCGAGGTGGGAAAAACTTACAGGCAAACATGCCGTGAAAATTGAATAGACAAGAAAAGATATGGCTGACAATTTATGGGACTTAGATTTTTCCGCTTGGGGAGGAAAAGACAAGAATCAGGATCCTGAACAGCAGGCGATGCAGGCAACGACATCTCACAGGAGGAAGACAGCGCTGCTCGAGATTTCGCAGAAATACGAATACCGGCGTGCTTTCAGCGAGATGAAACTGCTTGACCTTTGCGGTGAGTTCAAGTTTACGGAAGGGCACTCGTACAACTTCCTTACAGGAGGAGACATTGACAGCCTGTCTTTCTTGAAGTGCATCCTGCGGCAGCAGAACCTGGAGCATTGCCTTGCGGCAACATGGTGTCTCGCAGGAGAAGACATCCTCCAGTTGGAGGAATGGGTGAAGGAAGGAAAGATAAGGCACCTGGACATGTACTTGGGCGAAATCTTTCCGACAAGCTACATCATCGAGTGGGCAATGCTCAAGGACATGTACGAGAGGCATCCGGGGCTTGGGAGATAAGCGGTATTCCGCAACCACTCAAAGATTTTCGCGGGAACGGGCGACAAGTTTTCCTTCGGAATTCAGTCGAGCGCGAACATAAATACTAACCCGCGAACTGAACAAGCCTGCATAACTATTGACCGAGGCTTGTATGAGTTTTACAAAGAATACTTTGACGGAATAATAACAATTGCAAAGGAGTGACTATGGCACAGAGAGAAATCACAGAAGACCAATTCATCGCGCACTGCGACGAAAGCTTGCGGCAACTTGCACGCGAGGTGCGACGCTGCGACTTGACGATTTACGAGATTGCAAGGCTGTCAGGTCTGTCGTGGCGCTCGGTCAAGAAGGTGAGCGACGGAATACCCGTCCGCTTCGACACCATCGACCGAATCAAGATGGTGCTCGAAAGGCATGCAACCGCTATCGGCAATTAAACGGGGAGATGCGTCATGGGAAGACCAGGAAACAAGAACATCGCCAGCATAGGCAGGGAGACGCGATTCAGCAGCAGCAACCAGCCACGGAAGAAAGGCAGGAAACCGAGCATCCTGAAGAAGCTGAAGGCAATCGGGCTGAGCCACGAGGACATAACCGGCTTGCTCGAGAACATCATCATGGCGAACAAGCAGGAGGCTCAGGAGATGCTTAAGAACCCGGAACTTCCGATAATGGCTGTCGGATACCTTTCCGCACTGATTAAGGAAATACAAGCCGGAAAGAGCTTCACCATAGAGGCAATCATCGACCGGCTCGACGGAAAGGCCACGCAGAAGGTGCAGGCTGAGACTACGCTCAGAGACGCGCAGCCGCCTGCTATCTACTTCGGTGAAGAAGATGACGAGGTAGCGCAGGAGGAATAATGCTATTCTCGCCGAAATACAAGCCATTGTTTCGCGCAATGCCGGACACCCGTTATACGCTCGTGAAGGGCGGTCGAGGTTCCGGCAAGTCGTATGCTGTCAATACTGCTCTGTGCCTGAGCACATATCGCGACCCGTTGAACATCCTGTTCACGCGCTACACAATGACATCGGCGGAAGTGTCCATCATTCCTGAATTCAGCGACAAGGTTTCAGCCCTGCAGATTGAGGATCACTTCAGGGCAAGGGCTACCGACATCGTGAATCTTTCCACCGGAGCAAAAATCATCTTCAGAGGTCTGATGGCATCCTCCGGCAATCAGGTCGCCAAACTGAAATCGCTCCAGGGCGTGAAGACGTGGGTGCTGGACGAGGCCCAGGAACTGACCGACCCAGAACTTTTCGACACCATCGACTTTTCCGTCCGAACTCTCGAGGCGCCGAACCAGATCATCCTTTGCTTCAACCCTACGGATGTCCATTCGTGGATTTATGAACGCTTCTACAAGAATGTGCCTGAAGGCTTTAACGGCGTCATTGACGATGTCCGCTACATCTCCACCACCTACCTCGAAAACAAGCAGAACCTCGACCGGACACTGCTACGACAGGCTGAGAAGATGCGCCTCGCGGATTACACCAAGTACCGCAACATCTGGCTCGGTGAATGGGCCACGCTTTCGGAAGGAATCATATACAAGCAGTGGAAGGAGATTGCCCTGAACGACTGGCCAAAGGCTCTGCCCTGCTTCTACGGCGTTGACTGGGGATACTCCAACGATCCGACGGCGGTCGTCTGCTGTGCCTATGACATCGACACGAAGACGGTCTACCTGCGTGAAGTCTGCTACCAGCCTCGACTGCTCGCAGGACATATCGCGCGGATCATATACGAGGACATGGAGACATGGGGCGTCAGCCGTGAGGCGGACATCTACTGCGACCCTGCACGACCTGAACACATCGGTGAACTGCGGATGAACAACCTCTGCGCGATGCCGGCAGACAACCGGAACAAGGCCGGACGAATATCCTACCTTCAGTATTTCTCCGTCAGATATGCCGGTGCGAACATCAAGTGGGAGAGCGAGCGCTACTCCTGGAAGCCGGATCCGAAAGACCGGAGCCACTATCTGAGCGAGCCGCAGGACGGCAATGACCACCTCATGGATGCCATCAACTATGCCTGCGTCACAAAGCTCCGATACCTCGGACAGACAAACAATCTGGGCGAGCGCTGACGCCTTGGGCATTGTTGAAACTCTACCAGAAATCGGTGATATTTGGGCAACTTAAACGCTCATATATGCACATTTGAGAAAATAGCCCCGCTGGGGCTATTTTGGGGCAAATTTGAAATTATATGTTCGGTCTAAGTCTCATATCAACCAAGGAAATAGAGTCGCTCAGAAGCGAGATGAAGGGCTTCTATGACGATATCAGCAACAACGCAAACAACGAATATCTGAAGGCGATTGCGGCCTGCACGCGCGGACTGGAATTGCCTCCGTTCCAGGAACTCGACCGGATGAAGATTCAGCAATACTACCGACAGAGTGCCCCTGTCCAGGGTGTCGTGAACTACATCGCCCGAAACGTGGGCGAGGTCATGCAGTACCTGCTTCTGACGAAGAAATCAGACGACACTCCAGTTGAGAAGCACTGGCTCATCGACCTGTTAGCAAAACCGAATGACAGGTTCACGCTCAGGAAGTTCGGAACTGCATGGGCAATAAACAAGCTGCTGTACGGCGATGCCTGGGTGTATGCCCCGAAGGCAGTCGGCCGCAACCTCGGAGAAATCAAGGAAATGTACGTCATCCCTTCGTGGCGCATCGGCGCACAATGGGGCGCGGACTCGGTTCTCGAGGGAGTGAAGCTGCAGGGGCTTGCAGGAGACAGGACAATCAAGTTCTCGGACGTGTTCGAGAGCTTCGACTATAATCTTGACGACCAGAGCGCCTTCGGCACATCGCGCCTGGTGGCAGCCTCAATGTATCTCTCGATGATGCAGAGCGGCATCCTGCGCGAGGACACCGCGCTCAAGAATGGCGGCGTGACGAACATCGTGACACCTCCGCAGGACAAACTGACCGGCATCACTCGCCCGGCAGAGGGAGACGAGCTCGAGCGGGAGTTCAACGCTCAGAAGAACATCGGCAAGACCAAGGTTCTCCGCTTCCCTATCGACGTGAAGACGCTCGGAAATGCGCCTGTGGACTTGAACATCCTCGAGAGCCACAAGGAAGCAGTGACTGCTGTCTGTTTCGCATACAATCTGCCGGTTGACCTCTACTACGGACAGAGCAAGTATGAGAATGCGAAAGAGGCAAAGAAGACCATCTATGAGATGAATGCAGTGCCGATGGCGAATGAGTTCGCCGAAGATCTGCTCAACTACTGCGGACTGTCGCACGAGTTCTCGCTTGAGGTGGACACCCAGAAGATTGACGTGCTTCAGGATAAGCCTGCGGATACGCTTGACGCGCTCGACAAGATGAACGCATCGGTGAACGAGAAGCGCGAAGTCATGGGCTACGAACCGATAGAGGAAGAGTGGGCCAATAAGCCGATGATCCCGCTCGGCGTGCAGTTCGGCTACGAGGCTGGAATTGACATTGACGAACTTTCCGGCAATGCGTAAGAAGATAAATCCTGCGACGCGCAGGCATCTGGACTACCTGCGGCTGAAGGCGCTCCGCACGGCGGCAACCTACGAGACGAGGCTGCGGAAGTGCCGTAGGACTGAAGTCAAGCGAGTGCTGGAGCTGTGCAAGGACAAGGATCCTGCAGAATGGGCGGGCGTCATTGACACGAACCTTTCTGAGCCGTATCTCCGGAACATCGAGACGGGGCTGCTGACGGCGGTAGGAATGCCGCACGCAAAGAGCGTAGTCCGTGACATGAACAAGGCCAAGGCAGGCGAAAGCGAGGTCCTGACAAGCATGTGGCTGAATGCAATCGAGTCGTATGCCAACGATCGCGTCGGCGAATTGATTGTCTCGGTGACGGGAACGCTGAAGGAGACGCTGATTCAGATACTCCAGGACAGGATGGCCGATGAGGTCACCGGCATCGAGAAACTGACGCTTGACGTGTTCAAGAACTACAAGGAACTCGAGCTGTGGCAGGTCAGGCGGATAATCCAGACGGAGACGATGTTCGGGCTCGGCAAGGCCGGAGACGCTGCCGCACGCTCGCTCGGGGTGAAGTTCACGAAGCAGTGGAGTATCAGCGGTCTCGGAAATTCACGGGACAGCCACATCGCGGTTGACGGGGTAATAGTTGCCCAGGAGGAGCCGTTCAAGGTAGGCAGGAGCCTGCTGATGTATCCTCACGACACCAGCCTCGGTGCCCAGGCGAAAGAAGTCATAAACTGCGCGTGCGACGTGATTCGCATACCAGTTTAATTCTCCATAGTTTAATTGTTTTTTTGTTGTGTTGGGGCTTCGGATTTCCGGGGCCCTTTTTCTTGCCTCAAACGTGCCTATATTCCCATTTAAGTTTCAGGCGGTCAGAAAATTAAATTCATCGCGTTAATCAGTAAACGCAATGGATATTCAGTTTAAGAATCACGCTGGAAGCATCGAGGTCAAGAAGGAGAAGGATGACGGCACGCTGTCCATCCGCGCGTATGCGCTTGCCTTCGGGAATATCGACAGCTACGGCGACATCATCAAGGCCGGCGCCTGCGACAAGTGGCTGCTCTCGAAGGACAGCGACCGCTGCGCTCTCTGCTATCAGCACGACATGCACAATGTCATCGGCATTATAACCACGAAGGGAGTTGACGACAAGGGCCTGTGGATAGAGGCGGACATCCTGCCTACTCAGCAGGGCAAGGACGTCCAGATCCTGATACGTGCAGGCGCAATCAAGGAATTCTCCATCGGCTACTACGCCGATTCCTGGTCATACGACAAGGTTGAGAACCAGGAAGTCCGCTATCTCGAGGAAATCAGCATCGTCGAAGTCTCGCCGGTCACACGTGCGGCAAATCCGCTCGCAACCCTGACGGACATGAAGGCTGAGGACATGGCAGGCTCTCTCGCCGCTATGCCGGAGGCGCAGCTGCTCTCACTGCAGACTGCCGTCAAGGAGGAAATCGCAAAAAGGATCTACTCAAAACTATAAACAATCTAATTCTTACAGACATGCCAGAATCATTATTGGAAAAAAAAGCGCAGGAACTCCAGGAGAAAATGGAGGCTGCGGAGAAAAAGGCCGAGAATGCAGCCAATGAGGCAGCAGATGCTAATGCTAAGGCAGACGAGACAGCGTCTAAGCTTGAAAAGGCCGAGAAGGCGCTCGAGGAAAGAAAGACCGAGGTGTGCAATCTCGACAAGACAGTCAAGGAGCAGCAGAAGGCTCTCGAAGACCTGAACAAGAAACTGAAAGAGAAGAATGGAAAGTCCTTCGACATCGTCCTCCGCGAATTCATGGAGGAGAACAAAGAAGCGATGGAGAAGTTCATCGAAAGCAAGACCTACGGCACGGCGTCGTTCAAGTTTGCGACATCGAACATCACCAACAGCTCGCTCGGCGTGCAGTTGGACCAGAACATCTATGCTGAGAGGCTCAAGGCAAACACCTTCCTTTCGACATTCCCTCACATCACCAGGACCGGAAACTCCATCGAATGGCTTGAAGGTTCAGACACCGACAACACCGGTTATGTAGGAGAACTTGAGGAACCTGCTACAGGCAATTCTTATGAGCTCGCCGGCAAGACAAGACGCTTCGCGAAAGTTGCGACATTCATCGAGGTCTCTCAGGAAATCGAGGACTGGTTCAATGCCGTTTACCAATGGGCAAGGACACGCGGTATCGCACGTGTTCTCCGCAAGGCAGACACCTTCATCTGGAGCGGAGACGGCGCTGACACCACGAAGCCGAATCACGTCTACGGCCTCAAGACTTCCGGCAGCACAGCATTCGCGGCTACCGGCGCAACGTACAAGAATGCTAACATCGCGGACGTCATCCTCGACGCCATCGCACAGGCCAAGGCCAACGGCTTCTCTCCGAATGTTGCCATCGTTCCGACAACCATCGAGGCTCAGATCAGAGGACTGAAGGACAAGAACGGCAACTACCTTTTCAACCAGGTTACCGGAATGCTCGGACAGGTGAAGATTGTCCTCACCGACCAGCTCTCAGCAACCGAGATCGTAGTCGCTGATACGTCATGCGTCGCAATCATCGACAAGGGAGAATACGAGATGGAGCTCGAGAGACTGGCAGGAAAGGACGGATGGAGAGTCTGGCTAAGGAAGGCCTTCCAGATTCAGGTTCCTACCTCAGAGAAGAAGGGCGTCATCTACGTTGCTAACACAACCACCGCGATAGCAGCGCTTGCACCATCGGCCTAAGCGATGCCGGCTAAGATAAAGAAGCCCGAGCGTGCGTCTCGCGCTCCTAAAATCGGCGAGGTCGTCGTGTGTGAGGTGGTAAAGCCGCACGACGGCATCCCTGCCGGTGAAAAGCGCAAGGTGCTCGTGACTGATGCAGTGAGATACATGCTCAAGGAAGGTTTTTGGAAAATCATCGGATAAATTATGAGTTTGACCGTCACAAGAATCATAGACGACAAGAGGTCTTACCTGCTCCCGAGCCTGAAGCGCTACGTGGGGGCAGTTGACGAATCGCAGGACGCGATACTGCAGCAGATGCTGACGACTGCGGCCCTGGAGATCCAGGCGCACGCTGATGTGAGCATACTGCCGTGTGAATTCGAACTGCGCGTGGAAAACAACTCGCAGCAAGAGATTCGGCTGTACCAGACGCCTGCGGAAGTCTTGTCGGTGGCAACGGCTGACGGGGTGAAAGTGGACTACACCATAGACGGGCGAAACGTGCGCACTGCGGGCGTTTTCCCGTCAGTGGTGATAAACTATACCACCGCGCCGAAAGAAGCCGAATACGGGCGGCTTCTGCCACTTGTGTACCAGTACGCCTCGGCGCTCTATGACGGACAGACGGATGAACTTGTAAAAATCGTGTCGCAATGCTGAGGACTCCGGAAAATGCAAGACGCTACAGGCAGCCAATCAAGCTGCTGTTCTTCGAGTCCAGGATTGACGAATACGGACACGCGAGCCTCGCTGAACCGAAGGTGGTTCTTGAGGCTTTCGCCTCCGTAGAGCAAATGAGCGCTACCAAGACGATGATGACTTTCCAGCAGGCGAATGTGGTAGGGCTGGACATTGAGATGCGGTGGACGGACGTGAAGTTCAACGGCATCCGCTGGCAAGGACACGACATCGTGTTCCCGCAGGCGGAAAACGTGGGCGAGCGCAACCGCACGCTTAGGATATCCGGATATTATCAGATTGACAACCCTTAGCAGCATGGAGGCAGACGGTTTCATAGTCGAGAACTTCAGCGAGCTGAAGGAGCTATTCCGGAAGCACGAGAAGCAGATGCAGCAGGCTTGCGACAAGGCGCTTGCCCGAGGTGCGATGAACATCGTGGCGGAAGCGAAGCGAAACCTTCGGCTCAACGGCAACAACGTGACAGGTCTGTTGACCAACAGCGGCAAGGCTGAGAAGCTGTCTGATGGCGAATACCAGGCAGGCTTCTTCTCGAGCAACGGAAAGGGCTATGCCGAGTATCTGGAATATGGGCGAAGGGCCGGCAAGATGCCTCCTCCGAAAATCCTCGAGGCGTGGGTGTACAAGCGAAGCCGCGACCCTGAAGTGAAGAAGAATGCGGCAAGCATCGCATTCGCGATAGCCCGGTTCATCGCAAAGCACGGAACGAAGCCGCATCCGTTTTTCAAGCCGGCTGTGGACTCGCAGACGAAGCAAATCGTCAAGGAACTGAAATCGGCGGCAAAACGCATTATTGACAAAGGCAAATGATTGAGATAGGAAAAAAGACACAAGCCTGCGACGAGCTGTTCAGGCATTTGACGAAGGCGATGCAACGCAAGGGGGTATCAGTAGGCAGCACTGCCGGATATCCACGTGCGGAGATATCGTCAATCAACGAGCAGAGCAGTCTCGACAAGGCAGGCGAAGTGAGGCAGATATCCGTCGTCATTGACGCGATGTCCAACAAGAGCCTCGGCGAGGCCCTGGCAATCAGCCAGGAGAACCTTGACCGGATCAAGGAGGCTGAGGACAAGACGAAGTCCTTCACCATCCTGGGCGTGACGGAAAGCACGACAAACACACTGGAGGAGGTATCTGACACGCAGGTACTTCTCTATCGGGTAATAACTAATATAACTTTTTATTTGGCAGCTAAATAAGGAACATCATGGCAAAACTTGGAAACGTGAGGAAATTCTACCTCACAACCGGAAAATCGGCTGGAACCTTCACATGGCTGAAGGGCGAGCAGAACAACGGCTTCAACCGCACAGCTGAAGCTATCGAAGTAAGTGACAAGCAAAACAGATGGGCACAATTCCTTTCTGGAAAGTTGGGCGCGACCGCGTCTGTAACAGTCTTCACTGATGACGCGGCAAGCGAGATGCAGCACAAGATTATCAGTTCGCTTCACAATGGCCAATCTATTTACGCCTTCATAGGCGAACTTTCGGGAGATACCGGCAATGAGACACCTACCGAGGGGGATCTCTTTGAGGCAATCATAACAGGAATCTCCGACACCAACGACTACGGATCTGTCGCGTCTCGCTCAATAGATCTGACGGTAACAGGAGAACCTATGCACTATCCAACCATAACGAAAGAAGTATGACGGCGGAGTTTTCAATTGAACTGAAGAAAGGCGTGGCGGTGAACATCTTGATAACGCCGCGCCTTTTTGTTTACAAGGGGCGTGAAGGCATCAACCTCGAGGCTGATGCCGACAACATCCCTGCCGTCATGTCGCTATATGCTGACGTGCTGTACTTGGGAGCCCTGAACTGGTGGGAGCTGTCCGGCAAGGACGTGGATGACTATGAGCACAAGCGAATTGACTTCCACATCTGGGCTGCAGAGAACCCTGACGACTTCGGGCGCATAGTGACGAAGGTCGTGCGGCTGCTGTCAGGCAAGAGCCTCGCGGAACTTGCAGAAGAAAAGAAGAAGGAGGCGGAGCCAAAAAAAAAAT